GAGGAAATGCCCAAGAAAAAGACCAACAGTTTGTCAGAATTCCTTCAGGACGCCCCTCCTGAAATTCGCTCCGTATTGAATGCAGGCCTCAGGGAGTTGGACAACAAGCGGATTGGACTCATTACCACGATCAAGGCCAACGAACGGAATAAATTCACCGATGAGCAGTTTGGCCAGATGGACATTACTGTTCTGGAATCCATTGCTTCGTTGATTCCTCCGGCCCCTGCTGCTCCGACTTTCGACTATTCTGGGTTGAACCCTGCAAGAACTGTAGCAAATTCTGCTGTTGAGGAAGAGCCCTATGTTCCAGTATCCCTTTCCTCTACACTGAGCAAAAAATAAGCAAATTTTCGCTGCAATCGAGTATTTAAAACGATAACAAACAAGCACAAGGAGAAACAAAAATGGCAACTACTGTTTTCAAAACTATTTCCCTCAAAGGCGAAAGCATCCGGAAGGAGCGAATCGCCAATGCCGCTATCACCCCTGGCCATCTCGTCGAGGTAATGTCCACGGGCAAACTTCGTGTTCATGCCACTATCGGCGGTGATGCTCAGAAGGCTTTTGCCGTTGAAGACGATCTTCAGGGCAAGAACATTGCTACTGCCTATAGCGCCAATGCAATTGCCCAGTACGAAGTCTTTCAGCGTGGCGCAGAGGTATATGCTCTTCTGGCAGATGGAGAAAATGTGGCTATTGGTGACCCGCTTATGTCTGGTGGTGATGGCACTCTGAAGAAGTATACGGCACCCACTGGAGATCTCTGGAACGATTCTTCTACCGATGTCTCCAAGCTGTATGTCAACGCAATTGTTGGTTATGCCGTTACCGCTGTCAATATGGCTGGATCGACCGATGCTGATCCGTCGCCCAGGATCGTTGTTGAAATTGCATAATTTCTAATTTCGTTTATTCAATAAAAATTTAGGAGGTAGATTTCAAATGAACAAAACTTACGATCAAGCAACTATGGAACTCATTCAGAATGGAGCTGGCCATGGCCCTGTTGCCAATCGCCTTATGGCTTCTGGAATGAACATCGGGGTAATGAAGCCCTGGGTTGGCTCTGACGGTCGATCTTATCAGACCATTATGGTGAACGGCCAGGCCAAAGCTATTCCTCTTTTCAATACCACTGCAACCCTTCGCAAAGACGAGTGGAAGCAGATGGACGACGCTATTCTTTTTGCCGCTCAGGAGCGCCTGGTTGCTGTTGGTGATCTGTATGCACGAAATCTGGTATATCGGATTGGAAACGGCCTCGGAAAGACTGTTTTGGAGTACGAGGATCTTTCTGAACTGACTGCTGCTGAAATCACGATGGACGCGGTCACCCCGAGCAAAAGGGATCGGCCTGAGTATGAGTTGAAGTACTTGCCTTTGCCCATTATTCACAAGGACTTCTCCTTCAACATTCGAGCCCTGACCGCTTCTCGTAATTCCGGTCAGCCTCTTGATACCACTACCGGTATTATGGCGGCTCGTGTTGTAGCAGAAAAGGTTGAGGACATCTACTTCAATGGCGCTTCCACTTACACTTATGGCGGCGGCACTCTGTATGGTCTTATCGATCATCCTCAGAACAACGATGTGACTCTTTCTGCACATTGGGATGCATCTGCGAAGACAGGGACCGATATTCTGGATGATGTTCGTGAAATGAAGCAGGCCTCTATTGACGCCAAACATTATGGTCCGTGGGTTCTTTATGTGCCTACTGCTTACGAGACGGTTCTTGATGACGACTACAAGTCGGATTCCGACAAGACTATTCGTCAGCGTATTTTGGAAATCTCTGGTATTCAGGATGTGAAGGTTGCTGATAAACTGCCGGCCGATAAGGTCGTTATGGTTCAGATGACTACTGATACCGTTCGTATCGTTGAGGGTCTTGCGCTTACTACTGTTGAATGGCAGGAGCAGGGCGGTCTGACTACGAACTACAAGGTTATGGCAATTATGGTTCCGCAGATTCGTGCTGATCAAAACGGCAATTGTGGAGTAACCGTACTGGCCTAATCGGAACTTTTTAACAGGCCATTCATGTAATTGAAGAATGGTAGAACAACCATATTCTACCATTCTTTTCAAACCAAATGAGGATTGATTATGATAACGATGAGAGCAAAAATGAGGGTCAAACTTGTTGAAAAGCATGATGGGTTTGAAAATTTATATTTTTCTGCAGTATGTAAATCTGATGCATATCCAGCAGATGGTAGTGATGAGAATAATACATTTGCTAAATGGACTCCAACAGCTGATTTAAGCATGACAGTAAATAATCCAGCATTGCTTGGAAAGATTGCTGTTGGTGAGGAATATTACTTGGATTTCATTAAGGCATAATAACCAATTTTTACACATATAAAACAAACCAAGAAACAGGTGATGCAATGGAAGAACTCGTTTTGAAATGGAGAAAAAAGGCAAGAACTGGGAGTCACCGATTCACATATAAAGGCAAGAAGTATCGCGCTGTCCCAGGTGATATAGTTGATTGTCCCAAGGCAGCACTCGGAGCAGCAATTTGTTATTACGATTGCCTGTCTCCGGAAAAAGAAATCGTTGTTCAAGAAGAACCTTTTGAAGTCAAGAACTTGGTGATGATCCAGAACAAAGACAAAACCTGGAATATTGTCAATCCTGACAATCCATCAAAGCCGTTGAATCAAAAGGGTCTGAGAAAGTCAGAAGCAACGGCAATTCTTGGCAAACTTTATCCTGGAGTCGAAGAGAAAGTTGAAGAATAACCTTTGGGAGATTCCTGATCTTTGGCCAGGGTCTACAGTTTTTATAATTGGTGGTGGAGTCAGCTTACTTCAGCAAGACCTTACACCACTTCACAATCAAAGAGTAATTGGCGTAAATCATGCGTTTCGTTTAGGGCCTTGGGTTGATGTTTGTTGGTATGGAGACAGGGCTTGGTATGGGATGCAGGGAAAAGATATAAAGGAATATGGCGGTTTGATTGTAACTTGTTCAAACCCTGGGATTCCCAATAGGCACAACAGAGTAATGTATGTTGGAAGATCAAAGCCTGCTGGAATAGAGTACAAGTCAAGAAGCCATGTCGCATGGAACAATAACTCCGGGGCTTCTGCAATAAATTTAGCCTGGTGGCTCGGAGCGAGAACGGTGGTTTTGCTTGGATTTGATATGCAGAATCCGCCAGACAGAAGGGATTATCAATCACATTGGCACAACTTTTATGGAAATCGTTTTGAAGGAAAAACCAAAAAGTTGATCAACCCGTACAACAGATTTCTTCGACATTGGCCAACAGTAAAACAAGACGCACAGAATCCTCAAGTGAATTTAAAGATCATAAATGCAACGGTTGGTGGAGCATTAGAGTTGTTTGAACGACGAACCCTGGAGGATGTATGTCGGGATTTATAAGCCCTATGACAATGATCGATGGTGGTGTCAATATTGATCGATCAGCAAAGATTTTCCACTTTACTGTTATTCGTTCTAACGTAAAGATTGGAGCAAATACTGTTATCGGTCACAATGTCGTAATCGAAAGAGATACCGTAATTGGGGAAGGAACCACTATTCAGTCACAGTGTCACATTACCGCAGAGGCTGCGATTGGCAATAAGGTATTTTTTGGTCCTGGTGTCATTACTACGAACGAAAAGAACATTGCGAATCATGGTAGAACAAAGCCAAGAATCGAAAAACTTGAGATTGGAAATGGTGCAAGGATAGGGGCTGGTTCTGTATTGGCCCCTGGAATAAAGATTGGTGCAAACTCTTTCATCTGTGCTGGATCTTTTGTTACAAAGAACGTTCCAGCTGGTGAGAAGTGGGCGAACAAAAGAGGCGAGTCAAGAGCCTCTAAAATTGGTGTTGTTCCTGAGAAAGAGTGGTTGGTATGAAAGCAATCGACTCAAATAAGTTTTGGGAAGAGCTGGGAAGAATAATTGAATTACCTGAATATGTTGTTGAAGCGACTATTCGGGTAAAAGTGGATCAGCCAGTAACTATTGAAACGATTCAATTGGTTCCTACGGTTGATAACAAAGACACCAAAGAGATTAAAAAGTTGTGGGTTCTTAAAAGGGTTGAAAGCGAATGAAACAGGTTACGGCAATAGTTTTGGCCCTTAGGTCTGGTGGAGATTATAAACCAGAACATGTCGTATGGCTTAAAGAACAGCTGCAGAAGAACGCTACTTTGCCGTTTGAATTGGTTGTATATTCTGACATGTCTTTGGATGGGGCTTTGCCATTCGAGCATGATTATCCAGGCTGGTGGAGCTGTGTGGAATTGTGGAGACATAAAGGCCCGACTATAGCTATTGGCCTGGACACGATGGTGCTCGGGAATATCGATGGTTTGCTTGAATTTACGGTTTCTGTCGATCCAGAATACTTCTATCTGTTAAGTTCACCATTTCATAAAGGCGAGCTTGTAAATGGAATGCAGATATGGAATGGTGATTGGTCTTGGTTGTACGAAGAGTTTGATTACAACGACTGCTCCAGCAAGTATCGTGGCGATGAGAATTACATGATTGACGCTCTTGTAAAAAGAGGGGTTAATATTGGTCGTATCCAAGATCACTTTCCTGGAATTTACAACTACAAAAAGGAATACCTGAACAGGAAAGTGAAAGATGCAAGAATTTTGATTTTTCATGGAAAGCCCAGGCCTTGGAACTCGCCAGTATGGAGAAAAAGATGAAACCAATTTTCGCCTGTGTTTTAAAATTGGGCGGCGACTATCTACCTGAGCATGTGGCGATATTGGCAAATCAAGTAAAGAAACACACGACGATAGATTACGAGTTCATTTGCATTACCGATTATACCGAACCGATAGAAGGCGCAACAACTATTCCGTTGATCAAGAAATATCCTGGATGGTGGAGTTGTGTGGAACTTTACCGGTTGGTTGGTCCTGTAGTTGCTGTTGGTGTAGATACAATGATCAAAGGCAATATTGACGGTTTGTTTGAACTGATAAAGAAAACATCTGAGAAAGATTTTTGGATGATCCGGGCTTTCAGAGGTCAAAATAAGACCATTTCTGGGATCTTGGGGTGGAATGGAGATTGGTCACGTTTGTTTGTCGATTTTTGCTTTCAAAAAACGGTGAATAGGCTCAGAGGAGATGAAGACTATGTTAATCTCCAACTGAGCAAATACGGTACCATTCCATCGATTTTGCAAGATAGTTTTCCAGGGATATATTCGTACAAAAGGCATTGCTTGAAAGGCATTCCAAAGAATTGTTCGGTATTGGTGTTTCACGGCCACCCAAGGCCATTCGAAGTCCCACATTTATGGAAACCATTAGTGGAGGAATTGAATAAATGAAAGACCCTATTTTGATCGTAGGATGCGCAAGAAGTGGGACATCAATGACTGCCGGTATGTTGAATATTTGTGGGGCTTTTGGTGGGGAGATGTATGGCCCTGGTCCCTGGAATCAGAAAGGGATGTTCGAGAACATTGATATCCGAGCCAATATTGTTCGCCCATATCTTGAAAAGATTGGAGCAGATCCAAGGGGCCAGAAACCACTACCGAACAACAGACAGGTGTTTGAGATTTCTCCTCCTGAAGTAGAGAAATTCAAGCAGGATGTTCAAAGATCGATAGTCAAGCAGGGATATCGCGAAGGGACTTGGTTTTACAAATGTCCCAAGTCTGCGATGATCTGGTATCTCTGGCATTGTGCATTTCCAGAAGCAAAGTGGATCATAGTCAAAAGGGATCATGCTGATATAATCAAAAGTTGCTTTAAAACTCGATTCCTTACGGCTTTCCACACAAAAGAAGGATGGCAGGGCTGGATAGATGCGCATGAAAGACGCTTCTTGGAGATGAAAATTGGCGGTCTGGATGTAAGAGAGTTCTGGCCCAGCAAGATGATTGCCGGTGATTACGAGTATGCGAAAGAGTTGGTTGAAGCTATGGGGTTGAAGTTCAACGAGCCCATGGTAAGAGCATTTATCGATCCAAAACTATTCAAGGATTGATCATGACTGCAAGAGTTACCACAGAGGATGTAAAGGTCATTATCGACACCAGCATAGCAGATTTGACTGTATTTATTACAGCGGCAAACCTGCTTGTGAATGGTCATCTTTCTGCCGCTGGATTGTCCGAAGAAGTTCTTATTGAGATTGAAAAGTATGTTGCTGCACATATCCTTTCGGTCAAAGATCCAAGAACCAAGTCGGTTGGTGTTGATGTTCTTTCCGAGTCGTATCAGGGTCAGTGGGGTTTTGGTTTAAAGGGAACTTCATATGGTCAGATAGCTATTCTCCTGGACACCAGTGGAATTCTTGGTGCAATGGCAGAGAAGGGTTACGCATTGAGAGCCCCATCAATGAGCGTAATAGGGTATCACGAATGAATCTGGCAAAGTTCTTCAATCAAGCAGCTGTTTATTGGCCTCCTGGAACTCCAGATGGGTATGGTGGGTATTCTTACGGAACGCCTGTTGATATCACAGTCAGGTGGACACTGAAGCAAGAAAAGTTCGTATCTGGATCGCCTGGTGGATCTATTGAAGAACTTCTGTCACGCGTAACGGTTTTGTCAGAAACGGACTTTGAATATAAAGGTCGCATGGTTCTTGGATCCTTAACTGATTTGGATAGTGATGCAACTCCAGATTCAGAAGGCGCTTTGACAATAGAAAGTTTCGAGAAGATTCCGACAATTAAAGCAGATCAATTCTTGAGGAAGGCATGGCTGCTTTAAAAGGACTTTCAAACGTTCTCAGAAATTTAAACAAAGAAATTGATGCTATTCAACTTCATACCAAAGAAGGATTGACTGAGGCTTCACTTGTAGTAAAGTACGACTCTGTAAAAGGTACTCCTATAGACATGGGTAACTTGAGAGGTAGTGCATTTATTCTGGTATCCGGAGAAGAACCAGACAACAAAATGCCTTCTTTCAATGGAGAAGATGCTGGAAAGATGTCTTCAGATCACTCTTTGGCAATAGGAGAAGGCAGAGCAATTGTAAATAAAGACAAGTGGAGATTGACCGGAATTGTTGGTTACACAGCTTTTTATGCATTGTTTGTTCATGAAATGCCTGCCCACTACAACTTCAATCAGGGCAGCAACAAGTTTCTCCAGAAGGCTTTGTTGAAAAATAAAGATCGAATTTTGAGAATTTTAATCAAGTGGGCGAAAATAAGATGAACTCTTGTGCGGAAGATATAAAAGACTATTTGGTTGACCTTTCTGAAGATTCAAGTTTGTCTTTTGCTATAGAATTGACGTTTGGAACAAACCTGTTTATTTCTGTTTTGCCAGAAACTACAAACATTGCAACTGTTCTTTTGGATACTCCTGGAAGCCCACCAAATCCAAACGAAATAAGGAACCCAACCATTCAGATTCTTACAAGAGGCAAAGTTGGAGGATATACGGCAGCATACAGTCAGATAGAAACCATAATCGATGTTCTTCAAGGGCTGGCAAATACAACCATAAATGGGACCACATATATCCAAATGTGGATGATGGGAGATGTTTTTCATATAGGCAACGATTCAAAAGGAAGGCCAATGTTTTCCGCTACATTTCAAATTCAAAGAACATAAGGAGAAAAGAACATGCCAAGCAATGCGTTTTCAGGAGTAGGAACGACTTTTAAACGGTCGAACATGTCCAGTTCCAGTGTGGATGTTTTTTCTGCTATTGCAGAAATCAATGGCATTACTGGACCGAACAAAACAAGAGAAACGATCGATGTAACGTCGCTGGATTCGACTGGTGGCTATCGTGAGTTCATTGCTTCTTTCCGTGATGCTGGTACGGTAGAGCTTGAGATGAACTTCACGTTCGAAGGCTACGAAGCAATGAATGCAGACTTTGAAATTGAGACTCTTACTGACTATCAGATCAATCTTCCAGACGGAACTACGCTCGACTTTGCCGGCTTTGTAGTTGACCTTGGTATGGCAGTTCCTCTTGACAACAAGGTCACCGCAACTGTCACTATTAAGATTTCTGGAGCAGTAACCTTATCCTCTTAATCGTTTAACAATCAACCAGCAATACAAGGAGGAGTGAAATGGCAGTAATAGGCAAGAACAACATTCTTAAAGCAGTTGAGTTGAAAAGAGAGCTTGTGCCGGTGCCCGAATGGGGTGGCGATGTTTGGGTACAGGAAATGGATGCAGAGCAGCGGGATTTCTTTGATCGCTGGATTGTTCAGAGAGACATGAAGGATGAAAACGGCAAGTACATTTATCCAGAACATCGATCTGGTGGAATGCGTCTTCGTATCTTGATTGCAACTCTTGTTGACGAGAATGGCAAGTTGATGTTTTCCGACTTGGATCTTCCTGATCTGGCAAAGAAATCTGGTAAAGTCGTAGCTCGTCTTTCTGATGTTGGTATGAAGTTGAGCGGTATGTCAGATGAGTCGAAAGCTGATTTAACAAAAAACTCCGAGCCCGTTCCGAACGAAGATTCCAGTTTAGACTCTGTCAGCAACTTGGAATAGTTCATCCAGATTATCTTCTCAGACAGCTCACTTCAAAACAGCTGTCTGAGTGGATAGCATATGCTGAGTTGGAGCCGTTCGGAACGGGTTATGTTGCAGACTTGATTGGAATGTTGTGCGCTACAATAGCGAATTTCAGCCAGATGGAAGCGAAGGAAAGAGGAAAGAAAAAATATTGGGTACCGTCTGACTTTGTGCCAGACACTATTAATCCACCAAAACCAAAAGTTGTAAAGAAGCAAACGCCAGAAGAGATGGCTGAAGTACTGAAGACGATAGCGACGAGCAGAACAAACAAGAGAAAGAGGAAAGAATGAACGATCTTGGCGCACTGTATACCAGAATAGAAGCAGACACTACTGGATTGAAGAAGGCCGAGACTCATATCGCCTCTTTTGCCAAGAATGCTGCTGGGTATTTTGCTGGTATTGCTTCTGTTGCTGCTATTGGCCAGGCTATCAAGACGGTTACCATGGCCACTGCCAGATATGATACCCTTGGCGTGGTAATGAATAATGTTGGTAAGAATGCTGGATACTCGGCTAAAGAACTTGCTGAGTATGAAAAACAAGTTCAAAAAGCTGGTATTTCAATGACGTCTACTCGCGAGACGTTGACTAAGTTGGCACAGGCTCAGATCGATCTTTCCAAGTCTACTGACCTTGCACGAATTGCCCAGGATGCTGCTGTAATTGGCAATATTGATTCTTCAGAAGCATTTGAAAGAATGATCAATGGTATCCGAGCTGGTGAGATAGAGATACTGAGAAACATTGGCCTGAATGTAAACTTCGAAGATTCGTATCAAGAGTTGGCCGCAACTCTTGGAAAGACTTCTGGGGAATTGACCAATTATGAGAAGACGCAAGCTCGTGTATCCGCTGTTGTAAAAGAAGGGGCTAAGATTCAAGGAACTTATGAAGCGGCAATGGATACGGCTGGTAAGAAGTGGAACTCGTTAAATCGTTATGTATCAAATGCTCAAGTCCTTCTTGGCCGTTTATTTCAACCTGCTTTTGGAACAGCTATTGATAAGATTACAGAACAGCTGAAGAATTTCAATAATAGTCTTGATGAGAAAGCCCTGAAAGTATGGGGTGAAAG